GAGGCACATAAGGTGCGTAAAACAGGCCAGCGTCATATGGGGAAGCACCCTTATAACCAACAGTAGCATAGTCGGTTGAAGCATATGGATCAACATATACCTTAAGGCGTCCATTGAGAGTACCAGCAAATGTATTACCAGTAGCATCAACAGCAATTTCACCTTCTCCACCGAACTTAAGGCTACCAGCAGCAGCAAGTGCAGAAGCAACGTTGCTTGAGCAGATAACAAAGTTACCTTTACCACGACGTGTGTCGATTGCAATCTTGTTGGCTTCTTGCTCGAGTTGGAAGATCAAAGACTGGAATTTCTCAACAGCCCAACGGCCATCAGCATCAGTCTTAAGGTCAAACCCTTCAGTAGAACCAATTCCACCACGCTTACCAGTAACAACCAAGCTGCGAATTATCTCACGGTTAATTTCAGCAAGGATTTCACCGGAAAGGATGTTAGCAAGCTCAGACTCAGCATCAAGGCCGTGAACAGCTTTGAGGTCTTGAGCAAGCTCCATGGTGTACTCAGCTTTGAGCTGACGCGTCTTAGCAGTAACAGTCGCCTTTTCGATGGTGAAACCCATCTCAGCGAGATCGTTAGTGCCAGGATTGTTACCTGCAATTTCAGCTGTACCAGTAGCAATACCTGTTCCTGTCTGAGCAACTGTAGGCTCAGCCGGAGAATCAAAGAGTCCGCCGGCCTGTGTACCAGCACCAGAGAAGTCTGTGTCAGCCTCATTGAAGAGAGCCTCAGGTTGAGTTGCGTCACTAAATGATGTGCCGTCAACGACTGGTCCGAATGCGGTACCATCATTGTAACGAGCCTTCATTGCGAAAATGAGGCCAGTAGGTCCGGACATTGGCTGAACACCTGCAACATCATAAGCGATGAGGTTAGGCATTGCACGACGAACGAGAGAAATAAGAACAGGATCTGAGTTTGAAACAGAAGCTGTATTGTTATTAGTCTCGTTTAACGAATTGAACGAAGATGCTTGAGCCTCCTCACGGAGAGCAACTTCGGTGTTTTCGAGTAGTTTGGCTGTAACAGCCTTCTTATAGCTATCAGTGATAGCGGGAGCGTCAGCGTGCTCAAGCACGGGAGCCCATTTTTGTAGTTCTTTTTCTGCGTTTAGCATAATAGTTTTTCTTTCTTTTGTTGTTTGGTTGGGTTATTTGAAGCGAGAAAGAGTTGAAATATAGCGTTGCATGTCACCAGACAACTTGCTATTAGGATCAATTTCTCCCTCGACGATTGTTTTTACGTTAGTTGAATCGGATGATTCAGTAATGACTTCTTCTTTTTCTTTCGAATCAGAATCTGAGAAGAATCCTTCTTTAATGACATCGACTTTTTCAGTAAATGTTTCAACATCTACAAAATCGACATCTTCAAGAAGAGAGTTAAGTTTAGCAGCTTGAGTAGATGCTAAATCAGCAGTAGCTTCAGAAACAATTTTCTCACGATAGAGTTTTTCAACTTCTTCAGAAAGAGAAATATTCTTTTCTTCAACTGCTGTGAGGGTTTCTTCAATGCTTTTCACTTCATCAGAAAGTTGATCAACAAGATCAACCTTAGAATCAGGTACTTCAATATAGTGTTCTGTGAACACACCTTGAAGAGCCTTCATGAAGTTTTCTGTGATGTCAGTGCGAAGCTTGTTATCAACAAACTCCTGGTTTTCTTCGATCCAAGTTTCTACCACATAAGAAAGATAATCATCAATCTTAGTGACGAGAGACTCACGAATGTAGCCTACTTCTTCTTGAAGATCATTATCATATTGAGCTTCAAGAGATTCTTTGATCTCGACAACACGGTTTGCAACAGCACCTTCAAACAGAGTACCAACCTTAGCCCTAAAGCCTTCGGTTAATTCCTGCTCAGAGTCGGCAAGAATCTTAAGATCTTCAGCATAGCTTTCAGTCTCAAGTTCCTCATGCATCCCAGCGCAAGAATCTTGAATAGCCTTATAAGAGGCAGTCAATTGATCCTTTTTCATAGCCTTAAGTTGGCCATACATTGCGTTGATGATGTCTGCCTTCGTTTTTGGCACTTCTACTTCACCTTCATCTTCACTCACATTAATACCTTTATAAGCATTAACGAGTTGTGATTTCTTCATTCCCTTAAGAGCATCAAAACTTGCAGCAAGATAACCTGCTTTAGTCTTAACATCTGGAAGGCTAACTTCTTCTACTTCATCAGAGTCTTCAGCAGATTCTTCTACCTCTTCATCTTCTTCAGCAGATTCTTCTACTTCTTCCTCTTTTTCAGGATCTTCTTCTTCAGTCTTGGCTTTAGCTTCTTCCACTTCCTCGGAATCATCTTCTTCGGTCTTAGCTTTAGCTTCTTCCATTTCTTCTTCTTCATCTTTAGAATCGTCATCATCTGACTCTTCTTCGGATTCATTCTTCTTAGCTTCGCCAAGAAGCGCGTCTACGACGGCTTGAGATAAAGTTTGACTTGTGTCCTCAGCAACTTCTTCAGGAATATCCTGCACAAGCTCCTGGTTCTCAACAAGATCAACTTCCTCGACGTCTTCGATAATTTGGTTTTCGTCTGACATATATTCTTATTTTGAATTTAGAGTTTGGAGAGGAAATCATTGAAGATCCGTTCCTGAGCTTCGCTTACGCGCCCAAGTGGAACTTTATTAATTTCAGTCTCATATTCTTCAATTTGCTGAGGTTTGAGAAGACCATTCTCCCAAATCCATTCAACACCTTCCATAATACCTTCAACGAAGGCGGAAGGAGCAGAAGGATCTTGGACAATATCCACAGTAGAAAGAACGAAATCGTCCTTAACATATGTTTTGCCTTCCTTTTGCTCAACAGTACCCATACCACGGCTAGAGACACCTAACTTGCATCCACCTTCAACGAGACCTTTCACGATTTTGCCCATTGGTGTATCAAGTACAAGTGCCTTTCCAACAACATTATTACCTTCCCATTTGAGTTCGGTAATTCTGTGTGAAACTTTATCTAAGTTAATCGCTGGTCCTTCGGGGTGATTTAACTCACCACAAGCACGACCTGTTTTAACTTGTTCTTTAACGTATCTTTCACAAGCAGCCTTTAAAACTGCTTTAGGATAGATTCGTTTATTGCGGTTTTGTTGCTCCGCTTGCATAAAAATTCCTTCGATGAAAACGTTCTTTTCACCGTTATCTTTTGCTTCAGTAATATACTCAAGCTGATCTAAATGTTCCGTAATTAATTTCATAGTTTTAGTCTTCCATCGCTATTGATAGTGCAGAGATAGCATCTCGAAGGTTGTCGAAATATTCTACTCCTGAATCTTTGCCTCCATCAAACTTAATTTTTCCTTTATCAAAACTAAACTCGATTTTAGAGCCACCAAAATCTGCAACGTTACCTTTAACTTTTGCACCGTTTTTAGCTACAAATTTTAAAAGCTTAGAAATGTCTCCGCTCGCAGCTTCTTCAAGATCAGTTGATTCGTATACTTTGTACCCATCTTTTTTCAACTGTCCCGCTTCTTTATTTGTTGAAGGAACTAAAAATTTACCATCATCGCCCACAAATACTTGAGTTTTATATTTCTGCTTAGAAGCAGCACTCTTCGCGAGTTTAGGATCTGAAAATATAGATATATTAGAACTTGGTATTTTAGCTTCTTCAAGGTTAGACTCAACCATTTTGGCCCATCCTTTACCATATTTTTTAATAAGCTTTTGTCGAGCTACTTTTAGTTTTTGGCCATACGCAACGCTGACTTTTTCATCTTCGCTCCTGATAATTTCCTGTGCAATCTCAGCATCTTCAGGCGACATCTTAGCTTCTTCAAGATTTGCTGATTCTTTAATACCGTCTGCACGCCACCCATCATCATCCCAACCATCAGGATCAGCCAAAATGCGTTCTAGATCTTTCTTTTTACCAGTAAGTTGAACTTCTGGCATATCCTTCCCGCGTGGCTCGCCGAGGAGTTCCCCTTTAACACGATACTTTTTAAGAAGCTTATTGAAATTACGAGAGAACAGATCTTTCTCATCATAAGAACCGGCCGGCCAACCGGCGCGCGACCCTCTTAAAAAAAACGGATCTGGAATCTCAACATTAACAGTTGCTTCATCAAGATCAGTTGATTCTTCAACGACAGTTTCAGAGCTTGGAACTTGTTTATTGTAAATATCTGCGGTAATACCGGCTCTACGAACATCCAGAGCTTGATCCATTTTCTGCTTTATTGCGCTACCAAAATCTTCTTGTGAAGCCGTATCGGTAACAATACTTTTAAATAATTCTTTAGCAATATCACTCATGTTATTAATACTATTTATAATTTTTTTGTTTTAGAGATTTAAATATCTTCATCTTCAAATTCATCACCTTCATCTCCTGAACCTTCTTCTTCAATTTCTTTATCAAGACGCATAATATCTTCATCTGATTGTTTAAGTATGACTGTGCGTACATACTTATCAGAGATATACTTACCAACAATATCTTCAAGCATTTGTGACATTTCCAAACGTTCTCTAAGGATTTCAAATTCTTTTAGTTCAGCAAAATAGTTATCTTCAAGGAAGTTAATGTTAATAGATTCTTCAATGTCACCCCAATCTTTTTCAGTAATAACACCTTTAAGGATGAGCTGTATTCTCAAAGCGTCCATCAACATGAAAGAAAACTTCTTTCTTAAACGATCAATAAACTTTTGAAATTTGACTTCTTCCCTTGAAACTTCACTTGCACGTCCAACACTAAATGCTGTGTCTTGTTCTAACCTTGCAACGGGTACATTAAGAGCACGGTATAGTTTACGTTGGAAAAACTGTACGTCTTCAATCTGACCTAAGTTTTCTCCACCACCAAGTGTAGTAATCTCAGTTCCTCGTCCACCTTCTCGTCTAGGAAGATAAAAATCTTCAAGCATTGACATGTGTCTACGATCATCGCTGATATTTCCGGTATTTGCATCATACACAAGCTTATTTCTATAACGAGAAACAACCTGCTGAACATATTCTTCAGCCTTACCTTTTGGAAGGTTACCAACATCAATATAAAAAATTCTTCTTTCCGGAGCTCGTGAAACACGATAAACAACCAAAGAATCTTCCATATAGCGAAGCTGATTAACAAGCTTCATCGCTTTATGAAGATGGCCAACTGTTCGTATTTTATCAGGATCCATTATTCCAGAATTAACTTGAATAATTGCATCTGTTGCGAACCTAATTCCGTTTAATTTATCAACACCATTATTTCCGAGGTCAGGAGAATAGACGTAATATTCGTCTACAACCTTTTCATATTCTAATCCTGTGTTTTTATCAGTTTCTTGTTTTACTTCTTTAACTTTATTGATGTGTGTTGATTCAACAGGCCGAAGTTCTACAATACCTTTCTGAGGATTATTAGGATCGATGATTACATTAAAGTATGCTTTACCATCAACATACCAATTACGAAAATACTCTGAGGCATTTCTATTAAATTTATAGAGTTTCAACACTCGGTTAAACTCATTAATTATTTGTTTCTTTACATTATTAGGTAGATCTAAATCGTGCATAGTCAAATCGACCGGAGCAGATTCTTCTGATGACGCAATAGCTCCATCTACAATGTCAGAAACAGCAGCATCACATTCAGGTTGCATCGCTGCTTCACGATATTTGCGAATTAGTTCGTGGTCTGAAACTGTATCGGTATTTGAAAGATCTACATACTGACCATAGTAGCCTCCTCCAACCGCCACCGTTGATGCAGATTCATCATTAGGTTTAGGAATAGGTGATACTGGTTCAACGGTTTGTTGTGCTGAAACCTTTTTGCTGATTTCAAATCCAAATAAATTTATCGCCATAATATATTATTTATAATAAAAAAACTAGGGAGGGTTTGGACCTCCCTAGTTCTATTGTTTTTTTAAGTTGTGGTGTTTGACTCCCAATACTGATATGCAAATTCAACTGTGAATTCTTCAATAGTATCGGCGGATTCGTTACTTACATCAATTGCAGATACATTCACCGGCCAAGAGCCTCTGAAAACGTATGATTTGATTACGTTACCTTCTTTATCAAGCTGATCAACAGCAAGATCTGTTTGGTAATCTGATGGGTTTGTTAAACCACCATTTGATGTGTGTGATCCAATGCCATTTTGCCAACGCTCCATAGCATCTCGGATTTCAAATCCTGTATCATTAATAATTGTTACTGACCAGTTTTCGTATGTTCGATCACCGGCTATTTTCATTTGACGGCCGCGATATGGGACATCAATTTGACCAACAACGCTTGCAGGAAGTTGAGCTGCTTTACACATAAATTGCGCAAGCTCGCTATCTCCTCCAGCATAAGCGGGGAATGTGATGGTAGCCTTAAATAGGTTTGCTCTCGCACCTCCACCAATAAGCTTTGCTTTAAAATCGTCTACTGTTGCCATAATTCTTTTTTCTATTTGTTATTTATTAGTTTCCAGTTCCAACGATTTCAGAGAATTCAACCCCAGTTCTCGTAGCAATAAAGTTAAGAGTAATGAAGTTAATTGAGCGAGCAGGTTTAATGTAAATATCTGCAACAAACCTATTAGTATCAATAACTTCTCCGGTGTTGTTTGTTTCGTCACAAACAACTAAAAAGTCAGTAATACCTCGCCGTCCTTTAACATCCCTGAGGAATGGTTCTGTCATGTTTCTAAACATCGCTCTTGTAAACTCATCATTCAGCTCAAAGAGTTGGAATTTAGATGCTGTGGAGACTGCTTTTTGAAGAACAATAAACAATCTGCGAACATTAATACGATCAAATGCAGATGGTTTACTTTGTGCAGTCTTATCGCCGAAAAGGAGAATTCCTTGTCCTGGTTCAGAAATAATTGGATTAATTCCTGCTTTATAGAGTTCGTCTCTCTCAGCTTTATTCGGGTTCCACTTAAGCTTAGTTACTCCAAGAAGGTTTCCTCGGTTATAACCAGCTGGCGAAAACCAAGGATCGTTAGTATCGTCAGTCCTTGCACAAAGACCAGCAATGTGACCATTTGCAGGAATGTAACGATAAGTATCATTATACTTATTATACACGTAAACTGCAGAAGAATCTTGTACAACGTAAGAACTATTGTAATCAAGATTGACTTTAACCTCACCCGTACTATTAGATACTATATCTGGTGATAAAAACCCAACACAATCTTTACGTGCAGTGCCTGCAATACGCACTATTTCATTGTGAATTGAACTATCGCTGTCTACGCCTTCAGCAAAAAGAAGACTAATGTCAATCTTTTCAGGATTAGAGAACTCGCCAAGAGCAGTAATAATGTCACCTGCGTTTGGAGCACTAATTCCATCAGTTCCGTTAAATAGCTCATAGTCAAATAAATTATCATTTGAAACAGTAGCAACTGTAATCCTAAGAGATGCATCTGGACTATCATTAGCCCCCTGATAGTCATTACCTGTCCTCATAAGTTCTTCAGGTATAGTGATGATATTAGTAGCAGCAAAACCAAATCCTCCATGTAAAAGAGTTACAGCTGCGATTGCAGTACCTTCTCGAGCACCACTAATAACAATTTGGAATTTAGCACCAACTCCGGTGCCAGTCTTTGTAACCCCAGCATCTTCTGAAGATACAATATATGTTCCATCTACAACGTCGTTCGGTGAATCAAAATTAAAGGCAGTAGGCGTCGCAATAGTTTTAATAGAAGATCCAACAGCGACTGCTGAAGAACTAAATAAATTTCCTGTAGATGAAGCGTTTCCTGGCACAGCATAACTAACACCACTTACGTTAGATCTAAATGAATTTTTAAACTCAGCTTCGTTAATAAAAATATACTCAGAATCTCTATTAATAACTGTTTTATAGTAATTTGTTCCGCCACCCTTGGAAGCATCTGAGTATAAAGAAAGACCTTCAAATACTTCAAGAACTGTCCCTGGAACACCGGTAAATAAACCATCTTGGTCAACTACTACAGCATGAATTTCATCATTAGCACCAATGTCGCCCGATGTATCAGTATACCCTAAAGCTACATTTTTCGCAGCCCAATCAGTTGTTCCAGCTACACCATTTACGAGCGAATCGTATGCAGATTCAGAAAACTTCCCTACACTTTGGCTGGAAGTTGGTGCAAGAACTGGAGAAGCAAGGAAAACCTTAAGGCTGTTACCTTGTTTACCAGGACAACGAGCTTGAACAACTCCTTCGTCTGCGCCAAAACTACCAAGTGTGTCAAAGTGTTCTTGGTTGTTAATTTTTACAACGCTTACTGATTCTCCGAAGCGGCCCCCTGCGGCGTTTCTAGCCGTAGATGAACATGCACGAGAAATTCGCAATGCGTTTCCGTATTTTAAAAAGCTAGAAGCCTGTAAAAAAGAAGTGTAATTATCATATGAAGCACCACCAATTGTATCATTGGGTGTTCCAAATTCTGCAGCAAGTTCCTTTTCAGAGGAAACTAGCTTAACTTCTTCTACAGGGCCCCAGCTGAAGTGACCTGCGAAAGCACCGATCGATGTCGATACTGCGGGGATCACATTAGTCAAGTCTACTTCCTTGACTTCTACTCCGGGTGATACCTGAAATGCCATATTAGTTTTTTCCTTTCAATGTGTTATTAATAAGTTTATTCATTACAAGATTGTTTCAATATTTCTATTTATACTAAAATCTATTTAGAGATCATGCCATGCCCTCACCTCTTCTGCAATAGCTTCATGCTTATTTTGAAATTCTTGACCGTCAGTAATAATTCCAAACGGAGGAACATCGTTTTCTATTTGATCCATCTTTTCTCTAAACAACATTTCTTTTAAGTCAACAGTTGATATGTCACCAAATGCTTCAGAAGAAACAAACCATGCAAACATAACAAGATTCATAACTAAATCGTCATGGTTACCTGCAGATGCTTCATAAGACGCACCTTTAACTTCAAATGTTGAAAGCTCGTTAATAGTATTTTCATCAATGACTGATAGTTTACCGAGCTCAATTAAATCTTTTAAGTTTGAACAACCAATTCTTTTTATTTTTTTTGTCATCATAACACCGATGCCATTTTTACGAACGCTAGACTCAACAAACATATTTTCGTATTCATGCTCATAATAAATGTCATTACAAACAACCATACCTGCATCGTTGTTTTCAACAATTAACATCGCTTCGTTGTATTCTCTACCTACTCTAACAATAATATCACCAAAAATCATAGGCGATATCATGTTATCTCTATAAGTAGCCACCTGTTTAAAATGTCCAAAGGTGACGTCTATAACTGTAAATGTCGAATAATCTTGACCGCGCCCTTTAGAAACGTCTACAGTTATAATATATTGGTGATCTAATTGTGGATCTTCGTAATACTTGACTCCTCTAAAACGTTTATCAGGCGTGTGCATTTGCAATCCTAGAAGAGCATTAGATGAAATGAGTGTATTTGATGTTCCAATAAAACTATTTCCAAATTCTTGTTCAAATTGTAATTCAGAAGTATTAGCAATTGTCATTGCTTTCCACGCTTCATCCCTCCCAGGAACGTCATACCAGTCAACTCTAAAAGGTGAAAATTCGTTCTTCTTTTTCTGTGCGCCTTCCCACAATCCACAGAAAATGTTGCCAATACCATTAGCAGTGGAAGTAATAATTACTTTTGTTTCTTTACCAGCAGAAACAACAGGATATGTAGATGTATAAAATTCGTTTGCATTTTCTACAAACGCAAACTCATCAAGAAAAAGAAGGTTAACAGACAATCCTCGAATAGAACTACCTGATGTGGCCGAAGCAACAATTTTAGAATTATTTGAAAATTCAATTGATCCTTTATTAAGAGCTTTACAACCTGGTTGTAAAAAGAAAGGTAAGTTTTCTAGTGCAAGAGTAATACGACTTAGCATTTCTCTAGCAGTTGATCCTTTGTTTGCTAAAATTGCTACAGTCTTTTCTGAATTGAAAATTACATACCACAAAATGTAGATCACTGATGAAATAGATTTTCCAGACTGCCGACATGCAAGAACTATATTAAACCGATTTTCGTTAAACTGTTTGAACATCTTTTTCTGATACTCATAAGGTTTAAATTGTACTAATCCGTCATCGAGTGATATAACCTTTACATATTTTTCTGCAAAATGAATAGGATCATGCATGCACTTCATATATTCTTCAACCTCTTCGCTAGAGAATGAAGTTTGAAGTCCATCTTTTTTCACTAAAGGGTTACCCATGTAACCTTGTTTGCCATTTACTAAATCAGACATCTATTGGGCTATCTTCCTTTTTGCCTTTAAGAAACTTTTGCAATTCAGTAGTTGAACCTACAAAAATAGAATTGTTTGTAGTGCTGCTGGCAGGCGCATTTTTATCTTGAGTAATGTCCTTTCTTGTCTTCTGCAACTTAACTAAATCCTGAGTCATTTCGCTGGTGTGTTTTATCATTGTAGATAAAACTTCGAATGCTCTAGGATGTTCTGAATCAGAAGCTAAACACATCATTTGGTTAATAGCTTCGCATGATTGATCAATAAGAGATTTCATCTTATCTCTTGAATACTCGATATCGGTCTCAGCATCATTAACAATCTGAGATTTAGAAACTTCTGCTATTTCAAACTTTTCTTCTTCAATTTCACTATTTTCATCGTCATTCATTATGATCAAAACCGTATGTTGTAGTTATCGTGTCACTGTTATCAAGAGGGTGAGAATCATTCGCGTCAACTTCCACTCTGACGTTGTCAATGCCATAAGGCAGATTTGTTTTTAAATTAGTGTTGACATCGTTGAATAAGAATGTATCAACAGTTCTAATAAGGCTTTCTTTCGAAACTCCTCCAGAAAATTTGACTTTAATTGTAAAATCTAATGAATACACTATTGCTCTTCGAGTTTCAAAGTCTCCTTCATAGTCATCATTAAATCCAACTGCATTAAGTATAATAGGTACATCAGTTTTTGTGCCTTCACCTTCTAAATCTTTTATTGTTACTGTATATTCTGGAGAAAACGTTGGAAGAATTTGTTCAACTATTTGTAAAGCTTCATCTTGGTTTAACGCGTAAATGTTTAATTGCATTCCTAAAATATAAGGAACACTTTGATAAACAATATTTGCATTTTTGTTATCTCCACTTATAGGAACATTCCTTTTGTTAAACTTATTGAGTTTAGTTTCATTGTCGTACTCCATAGAAGTAAGCTCAAAACTTATTCTGGGAAGTTTAATAGCGATTGTTTCAGCCGTGGATCCTGATGTATCAGATTGAATACGAGCTAAAAATTTCTTTCTAGGACCGTAAGAAATAGGAACCTTTTCTTCAGTCGCCCCGGGTCTTAATATTTTTATATTGTTGAATATTGTACCAAAAACTGCAACAGTTTTTCTGACAGTTTTATTATAAAAGTGTGTTCCTGATAGCATATGGCTAAGTAGTTATATTTGGCATACCAAAAGGATTAGTAATAGTAAAGTCAATAAATGAATTACCTTCTAATTCAAAATCCGGGTTATCGGCGTATGGATCGTTATCATCAATAGTATTAAAGGAATCAATTGTTGTAATTGCGTAAGAAGGATTAGGAGTGTTTTCTAATCCTATAACATTTCCCCAGCTTCCTTCGGTTTTAACAAATCCTGTATTAGTATTATCGTTTGCCCTTTGATTAATAACGTCGATATAGTTAGTTCCAATATTGGCAACTTCTCCACTAATAATAGTTGTGCCATCAGTTTGTGTAACATCTTCACCAATTACAAATGTCCCGCTGCCACTTCCTAAGTTTAAGCGAGTGCGTATAGCAAAATTTAACTCGAATTTGTCTACCTCTGCAACTCCAGTATCAATCTCTTGATTGTTGTACTCAAATTGCTGACAAGCAAGTTTAAATGTAGGGATGTTCTGCAACTGATAAAAAGGAGTTTCGTCTTCAACATAATTAATTTCAAATAAACCATTAACAAGAGGAAAGAATATTAGGTCACCTTCTTGAGGACGAACCTCTGTTGGATCTTGAAAACGCGAAACTAGTTGTTGCCATCTCCTGTCCGAAACAATAAGATTTACACTATCTCGTATTTCTACACCAAACTTTGAAAGTAGGTCTCCCTCACCGCCAAATCCATCAGTGTTTTCAACATACATTTCAATCTGGTAAGCTTCACCAAATTTAGAAAGAGCATCTTCGTTAAAGATAGAATCAGTGTTTACGATACTCCTAGGAATATAGAAAACATCATGACCATAAATCTTAAGAGCTTCTATAGTGATGTCTTCATAAAGCCTCTTTTCAGAAGTTGCTCCTTGACTAAAATATACGTTCCTTGGCATCTTATCCTATAAAATCTA